CAGCTAATCTTGGTATTTCATAATCATCGTAGTCTACCCTTGTAACTTCAATTATATTTGAACTTAGACTATAATATCTTTGATCTACTGCTGTAGAGAAGGTATCATAGTCGGTTAATACTCGTGTTTTTCTACAAAATTCTTTTAATGCATGATTCAAATGTGTACGAATTTGAGTCTCACCCATATTGGGATGATGCTGCTGTACGAGTTCTATTAATTGTCTTTGTATCATAATTATTTATAACTCAGGGGGACAAAACGTCCCCCCTTGTTATTTTGTTCTTGTTCGTTGTTAACCGAAAACAACTCCAACTGCATTGTCACATAGTCCGTTGACGTACCAATTTGATCCGTCACTTACAAGACTGACCATGTCTCCAACCGTTGCACCACCAGTCTGATCGAAGATAATTTTGGTATCAGAAGCTGTTGCTGAATCCTTAGTTCCAGCACCATCCACTATGAGACCAACAAAATCCTCGGTTGCAGCTGCCTGTACAATATCAACATCAGCCGTTGCGTCCGTAAGAATGAACACAGCTTCAAAGCCTTTGTTAGATACAGCTGGCAATGTGACATCATGCGTAGTAGAACCATCTAAAAAGATTGTTTTACCACTATCTGCCACCTGCAGAGTTACATCTGCGGTTGTTGTTTTAATACCACCACTTGAACCACCTAGATAAGGTCTAGCCATAATAAGCCCCCTTAAGCTGTGATTTTAAACAGATGATGACTTTCGATTAGCTGAATGCCGACGCCCTCATCAGACATATACTGATCTTTAACCGCATCAAATGCGTTATCAGTTTTGATGTTTGTCTGATACTGCTGAGGACGATACTGAGCATGAAACAGATTCTCATCTGATACAGCTACCATGTACTTGTTATAAGGCCCACGTAAAGCTGGAGTCGGAATCAACTGCAACATTCCATGAGGCGTTTCAAGTACGCGATAGTTGAAACCAAGTGAATCGCGTTTCATGTCTCCAAGGCTAACCGTCCAACCTGAGTTGCCAGCCAATCCTGAAGATCCAGCCATTTTAGACCAATATCCAAGCGCCCCAGCACCACAGAATGCGCGCTTTACGCCACTTTCTGGTACATACTGGAAGACTTTTTCCATATCATCTACGAAATCCCCATAAGCATAACTACCATCAACGGTAAAGACGCTCTGGTCATCGCCAGATGAGTCACCATACTGGTTAATTGCAGAAACAATTCCATACGTAGTACGGATTAGATTTCCGTCTGCATCAGATCGCCCAGCGTCGTTAAAAGAATCAGACGTAGAGCCATCTTGAAGATCCAAGCCAGTCCCATCGTCCCTCATTCCAAACAAAAATGCTTTTTCTTTCTGCATTTTATGTTCTTGTCCTTTTAACCTACGCAGCCTTGCCAATTCAGAAGACTCTCCGCGAAGAACTGCTGCCTGCAGCGTTCCCGTAATTTGAAGAGGAGTCTTGAAGATTTGACAAGAGTTAAACACAACAGACAGTTCGTCTGACCATGCCTCTGGCGCTGAGCTACCTTCACCATGCGCACTACCAACGATATAACAAATATCATCATCAGAAACAGAAATAGCTCCATTTGCTAATGATTTTAATGTTAAGGTCGTGGAAGACGCAGTGATGACTGCACACCCGCGATTTGTGGTTTCTGCTGAATTCCAGATTTCAACAACAAGCCCTACATAGGAACTATCTGCTGAACTGGCTAATCCCACGATTCCATCAATAGCAACACTAGCTACGCCAGTATCGTCATCGGGAATTGTGTATCCGCCACCATTATTGATGACGAATTTCTGTTTTACCCAAGGATTACGATGCTCGAACATCTTAAACACTGGGTCTGGTACTTTCCGCATTTCCTGATTACTAATTAAAGTAGTAAACGGGGCTACGTCGGTCCATAACTCCTTAGTGACCTGTGGATCGACGTAAAAATTTCGTCGGTCCGTATAGAGTACACCAGAAGCTTTCAGTAACTTCTCAGTTGCTGCCATTATAATTTACTCCTAGTTATAGTTCAAACCTTTCCCAGGAGGGCATCGCTAAAGAATTGCTCGTCATTTCTTGGCTGCTCTGATTTGCCAGGCTGCACTGAGGCAGTCCTTGGTAAATTCATGCGCTCTCTTTGATTTTGCATTTCTTCTGTGCGCTGTTTTACTACTGGGTCTGGGTTTGTCCTGAGTTCAAACAACTTTGCTAAGTTATCGAGAGTCAAATTCTCAGGAGCTTGCGCCCACTGTACGAACTCATTAGCTTTCCCATGATCCCAGCCATAACTATTAACAGCATGACTCGCAGCCTGTTGGCGTACAAGATTATTTTGCTGAATAGACATCTGCTGGCGGTATTGCTCATGAAGCGCTTTCTCACGCACTTGATCCTTTTCCTGTAAGTGTGTAAGGTAATCGTCTCGATACTTCTCTTTCGCAAGACGATACTCGAATGATTCCGACTGGGCATCATTGTAAGCATCGACCTCATTGTATGAATGTGGTTTCTCAGGTGCGACAGGCTCCTTCAGTGAATTTCCCTGAACTCCAGTGTTGGGGTATCCAGGGGCTTGTCCATTGGAGGGCGATCCTTCCAGCCTATCCAAGATCTGCGGATTCTCACGTAGCATTTGCTCAACTGGAGCAAGGCTGCCTTTGTAATAATCCACCTCTTTTCTAAGGTCTGAAAGTTCTCCCTTGGCTTTATCTGCCTGTGATTGCCAATATTCAAAACGTGTACTATCTTCTTTTGAGGACTCTTGTGCTGTCTCTTCCGTGATTGACTCTGCCTGATATCCTGCGTTTTCTTGCGGAATATTCCCCTCAGGAATGCTGGGCTGTTCTGTGAACGTTCCAACATTTTCTGCCTGTGGCTTGTCAGCATCACGTGTTTCTATGATATTCTCCATTACTTTTCCTTTGCGATTTGGTTACTTCCAGCAACCGCTCTTCAATTCTTTCATTATCTAAAATCCTCTGGCAGCATAGTGTCGCCCATAGGAAGATCCTTCATATAT